GGCTAATGATTATGCAGAGGCTACACCTATCAAAGAATCAGAGGTTATATCTTATTCATTCAAAAAGACTAAGCCTGAACAAATACATAAAAGAGTAGATGTCCAATACAAAAAAGACTATGCCCAAAATTCATTCTTAAAGAGAACTGATGTTTTAGTTACAGGAGAAGACACAGGAGTTATCGATGATTCAGGGGATAGCATATGGAAGGATGATTATTATGGGATTGAGAACAGCAAAGATACTTATTTAGAATTTGAATCAGATTATATTAGAGATGAACAAACTGCTGATGCTTTAGGAACATTTCTGTCAGAGCAATACAGAAACGACCACCTATTATTCAACCTTAAACTTCCTCTTCAATATATCAATTTAGAGATTGGGGATTTGGTTAAGTTTGAAGATTTATTTCAAGGCTTAACTGCCTATGGGATAAACTATACTATTCCTCAATCCCCTAACACTCAAATATATTATCCATTATTTATGGTTACTTCAACTAAAAAGAATTTAGATTCAGTTGAGATTGAGTGTATGCAACTACATCATTTGGGTGGAGAATATGATGTGGCTTGGAATGGTCAAATTGAATGGGGTATCCCTGAAAATTTAGAAGTAAGTTCAGGAGATATTGTAATATACCACCCCATACCAACTGCTACTGCATCTTTAACTTCAATTTCAGGAGAAGTGGAAGTCTTAACAGTTACTCCCCCCACAGACTTTTCAGCATTTGCAGAGATTGTAGGAGAATCACAAGGGATTACCTCTTATAGATATACTCTTGAAGGAGAACATCCTCTAATATATACTGCAACAGATATTTATGGGAATAGTTATTCTACACAAATTACGCTGACAGTTACACCTCAAGATATGACTCCTCTTACTGAAACAACTCTATATGTTTATGCCGATGGAGAAGATAAAATCAAATCTGAATTAGATGATTTAGGTAACCCTTTATTCGACTTTTCATTTCACCCTCAACTCTTTGGTTTGTACAAAACAATAAAAATATATGATGTTGCAAACCCAACAGAAGAGGTTAGATTTTTAATAACATCTATAACAAATCAAGAGATTGGAGGGAATGCAACTTCTTCTTCCAATACCAACTATATCCAATTATCAGGATTAAACCCTGATAGTGAATGGGTATTTTATATCGATGAAATTACAGGTGATGGGGATAGAATCCCTGCTGAATTAGCCCCAATAAAGGATGATTACATAAAAGATGCTATAGACAATTACACCTTTTCTGTAGAAGGTGATGAAGATATGGTTACTGTGGCTGCTAAACTGATACTTGGAGAAACCCAATGATTACTTATGGGAATGGCGAAGTAATAGGCTTAGAGAACATACAAGCCTTTGATATACGATTTAAAGGTAGTATATCAATAGACCCTGCACAAGATAATTGGATTATACAAGCCAAGAAGAATCGTATTGTAGGGATTAATCTTAACCAAACCTCACAACCTTTACTGTTCACATATCAAGGTGAGTTAAGAATCTTATCTGCCAAGTATGTTCAAGATGAAGAACTTAAACGAGCAAGAATCACCTTACAAGGTGTAGATTATTGGGAATTAGATAGAGAGAATTGGGAAGATGATGAATCCTTATGGGGTACTCGTAATGGAACATATCTTGTAGGCTCTAAACAAAGAAGAACTACTATTAAGAATTTAGAAAATGGTGTATCTAAAATCACCAAGAAAGAATTATAATGGCAAGACAAAATGTAGGCACACCAAGATTTTATATTGATTTAGGACTATATCAACAATCCATTGGAGCTTGGACACCTGAAGATGACCAAAAATCATTAGTACAATTAAATCCAACTAATGTAGTAGGTAAACCAAACAATGACATTATTATCCCAAGAATATCTCCCATAAGATATGTAGCATTTTTAGGTCATAGTGGAGGCTCTTATTATCCATTATTTGATGATACAGATGTAGATGGATTTACAGAAGTTGTTAATATGAATGGCTCTCAAGAAACTGATGAAGACTATAGTGGTTTTAGTATTGGAATATTTAGTGATAGGGAAGATGCCGATGGAATGAAGGGGGTTATAGGGGATGAAGATTCAACCATAGGAGCAGTTTCAATAGGGAACTACTACGATATGCCACATTCCCCTGACCTTAATCTTAAGCTTACCACAGAGTATGATGGGGTTAAGACTATCCAAACTAAAGGTGGTGCAACTCTATCAAATGCTTCTTACACCAAACCTGCTGATTGGGGTAGTCAAGGGGCTTGGCAATTAGGAGGAGTATCTAATTTTCGTAGTGGTCGTAGAGTATGGGATTTATCTTTTTCATACCTAAGTGATACAGATATAATGCCTTTGAACGCAGGCAATAGTTATTCATCAGGAAGTGAGGCAGATGACTTTGCAGACAACATTTTAGATGGTACTGATTTCTTCTCTCAGGTTATAAACAGAACTATGGGTGGACATCTACCTTTTATCTTTCAACCTGATAAAGATAACGCTAATCCTGACCAATTTGCGATATGTAGATTTGATATGAAGTCATTTACATACGACCAAGTGGCAAACAATGTTTATAATGTTAAGTTAAAGATTAGAGAAGTATGGTAAAAAAGGATGAACTATTCCAACTTGTGAGATGGGTCAATTTAGGGATAGGTTTGTTCTACTTATATTTATGGCACTTTGGGGGAGGCTTTCACTTACTTGGCATAGGGGCTTCTAATATTGCTGTGTGGGTATTTACAAGAGGAGATGACTGATGGGGATGTGTTATTCGGGTTCGTTTTTGTATTCGTGGGATGGTGGGGACAACATTTGGATGAATACCCTATGGGAGGATACCATTGTCCTGTATATTGTTCGGTAGAGCATCTTCATTATCAGCAACCTCCTGATGATATTGATAATCGCCCATCATTCCCTTTGACTTATAAAAATCAGCCATATGCTGATTATACTGTTTCTTTGTCCAAATCTTCTTATACAGATTCTTGTAAGCCTTAGCAAAGAACCTTAAAAACTCATTGCTCGCTTCCCAATACTTATCTCCCACGAGGGTCTTCCACAGGATACCCTAATTGTGCAAAATGAATTATTATTTTATCAAGGTAATCAGAGAAATCAGCGACAGATAAATCCTTAGTGGACTCAATCCCAAACAGCTGTTTCGTTGTTTTGTGCATTTCATCCTCCGTATAGCCAAGTTCATTGGCAATCTCTCTTATAATAGCCCTATAGTATGCGTTTTGCTTCGGAGAATGCGTTTTTTCGGCTTGTTTTACCTCAAGCCATACTTCACCCTCATATTGAGATAAACTGCGTTTAAACCCCTCCCTATCATAGAGTTTTAACTTCCCATCTTTTACCTTTCCTGTAAACTTCATACTATTTGGATAATTTCGCAGGCATCTCCTACGTTTATATACCCACAATATTTTTCTACTTTTTCTGTTTTACCAAATTCTGTTGTTTCAGGCATCCATTTCCACTCCCAACCAAAATCATAATTTATGCTCTCTAAATACAGTATATCAAACACAGCCAAACTATTCTTCACCCTGTTTAAATATAGAAAATTCACTTTATGTAGTTTCGCAAATTCTTTATTATATGAGTATTTACTAAATTCAATTACAGGCTTATCCCAAAATATTTGAACATTTTCCCTGTGTTTTATCTCTACAATGCAATCTTTATTATAAGCATCAAATCTCGACATTTTTTTAGGGTACTCTTTAATAGGATTATCAAACAAGTTGTATTCGCTTACTATTTTTATTATGGCTCTTTCTTTATCCTTCATATTTTTTAAACCCTTTATTCATTAAGTATGAAACTTTCCATAGATTGACGTAGTTTAATCGGGAGAACTCCGTATCCCCAAGCTGATGCCACTCAGTATGATGTTGTCGGCAAAGGGGAACACAAGAAAAATCCTCCACGCAATCCTTCTTTCTATTGCCCCCCATACCTATCGCATCCAAGTGGTGGGCATCAACAGGAGAAGTCCCACACACGCTACAACTGAAAGTCTTGATGAAATCTATAAATTCCTTATTTAAGCTCACGAACTAACGCATCCTTCAACTCTTTATTCTCAGATTCCAATGATTCATTATACTGATACAGTTCATTCAGGCGAACAATCATCTCACCTAACTTCTCAACTGTCATCGTTGCATAACTTCCTGTTCTATTTCCTTTAAAGATTTGGAAATCCACCTCTTCATTCGGGATATAAAATGGCGATATTTGGGCTTTGCATTTAGCCTGCCACTTATACTCGTCATTAAGCGTACCATCAACTCCCTCAGTAAGACCCATACTACGACCATCACTCCCCCAAGCACGCCTGCAAGATAAGCCAATAGCTTGAAAAAAATTAACAATCCATCTCTCATAGTTATTCCCCTTTATTTTACTTTTATTGGGCATCTTCCCACTCCTTGTATTTTTTGCTTTGTTTGTACTTACTCCCAAACTCTTCCCTCATCGCACACGCCTTGCATACTATCCTTCTTTCAGGATTAGCAAGCAACTTTATAATCGCAGGGTGAGAACTTAAGAGGTAAAATATAGCGTGATTCTTATAAACGCCACATAGTTCACACTTCCTACTTTGCTTCTCCGTTGGTGTAATTCTCAAGAGGCTTTATACCTTTATTATTAAGATTCTCATTAATAAGTTCCATTAATCTTTTTTGGGTTATGTCTATTAACTGCTGTGTAACTTTAGTCCCAAACTCAGTATTCCTGCCAAATAAGAAGTTCCCATCGTCATCATATACTGACAATAACTTAAACTTTTTTAATTGACTCCTGTACATAGCCATTATACTATCTCTTGCTCTTTGACTTGCTGATGCCATTTTAATTCCTTTCTGTGTTATGTCCACCTTTAAAATTCAAATCATCCATATACTCATCGAACAATTCTCTCGACTTGTCTTGAAATATTACAGTTGCAATTAATAGCCTTAGTTTGAAAATCTGCCACCATAAGTAGGCTATAACAATGCACAGACCAAACATACACATCCAAAATATACTCATACCACCTCCTTCCCTGTTCCATCACATTCATCGCAGGTTTCGTGTTCAGGTTCACCTTGATGCTCATAGCAGGATGGACAGCAATCATTCTCTTCCCATCTGCCTTTCATATCATCGCCACAGCAACTCATCTGTATATAGCCATCTCCCTGACAACAATCACACATATCTTTCATACCAAATATCCTTTCATAGCATTTTGCATATTCTTTAGACCATTTAACTCTTTGCTTACTACCCTTGCTCATTTCACCTCACACCATTTTTCACATTTAGTACATAAGTATTTATCCTTATATATCTTAACCTCTACATTATGACATTCACTTAAAGGGATGTCATCTCTCAATCTATTAATATCCCAATAGATAATTGATGCAGAGAATATAAGCCATATGGCTATTATAGATTTATAATTCATTCTTTCTCCTTTTAGTTATACCCATAGCCACACCTCAAAAGTTCCTCTGCTAATTCGTGGTCAGCAAAATCACTTGAAATTGAAATGAAATGTGGCTCTCTTTGGGTAATCTAAAGGCTCTTTTTATAATATGCTATATCGGTAGTGAAACATATTAGGAGATGCAATTCCCCACGCTTTCAGCCCACGATGGGGTGTGTTCAGCGATTGCAAATTAGAGCCTTAATAAATGGCATAGCCGAGTAAGGACAGGAAAGAACCTTACTCAAAGGGTGAAAGGGTAACCCTAACTATGCCTTAATTCTTCTAAGCATTGTTCTGCTATCTTGTAACTCTTCCCTTCGACAGAACACCTTAACCCCTCTCTTAACAATTTATTCTGAGTCTTAAGGATATTGACTTCATTTTCAAGAACCTTTATTCTATCATTCTTGACCATTATATCCCTCAACGCTTCTTCTTTTTGGTATTCCTCATCCATCTTTTGTTCCTTTGTGAATCCTAAACAGCCCTACGAGTCGGAGTTACATCTCTCCCGCAACAAGCACTCTGCTCTTGGTGTACTAAAAACTTATCATAAAAATCATTCTTCCCACACTTTGCACAATATCCAATCCTCGAAGAGCCGACAGCATCCATTTTATAATCTGTTGCAAATACTTTCTTCTGAAAGACCACCTCTGTTTCAAAGTCATCCTCCCAATTCTCACCATTTATAAATGTGGAGGGATGTTTAACGTGTTCCAATAGTCTGCCTACTATCTCAATCTCCTTAATATACTTCTTAACCCCCTCAATACAATCTAATTGAGTTTGCTTATTAAGGCTATTAAAAGCCCTTTTTGCTCTTTTCTTATCTTTTCTTCTTGGATATATAGCCCAAAAATCATCAAAACTTGCCATACCTACCCCTTTAATTACAGTTTGCACAACTACTCACCCTTTCTTTCCCTATCGAGGGGAAATCTACATAAATCTCTATCTCATTTTCCTTATAAAATCTCTTTACTGAGAAAATGTTAGGCTGAAAACAATGCTTGCAGGTCGTACAGTAAAATACCCTTTTGTCTTGTTTCTGCTCACCATCAGCACTTTTAACTTTCCTATTGTTTGCTTCCCTACTTCTTTCTTTCTCAATAGTTTGTACCGCCCAATCCATCCCCATAACAATCCTTTCAAATAAAGGGGGTGTTGCCACCCCCCCATACGCCTGTTTACTAAAATGGTAAGTCATCATCTACTGTATCAGTAACAGCAGGAGTTCCATTCCCACCACCAAATACAAACTCTTTACCATTACCAAGATAATTCTTAGGGGTCTTGGCTTCACGTTCCTCTTTAGATTGTTGCTCAAACACATAGTGAGTATCACCATATTCACTCTCACCATCCATATTTTCAGCAACAGTTATGGTAGCATAAGTTCCTTTTTTACCAACAAAGAACTTATCTTTATCTAACTTAGTTACGTCTATCTTTAGGTTGATTATTTTACCCATTTTACCACTCCTCTTTTATTTCGTCAAATGAAAATGCCTCTTCGCATTTATCACATACCATACAGGGTTCTGTTACATCATACTCACCGTGAGCAAGGCACTCCCCCTCTTCCAATTTATAATTACACTTCGGACAATTCATTCTTCATCCCCTCTAATTCAGTTATGTACTTTTCAGCATTATCGTAAGTTAAGTTTGTAAAATCAATAGGATGTTTAATCCGACCACTAAGCCCTGTTTCAAGATTTATAATCTCCTTACCCTGTGCCTTTGAAATCATCTTGACTTGCTCTGCATCTCTATGCTTTGCATAAGGGTCATTCTTCATTACAGGCTTTTTAAAGGCATCTGCTTCTGAGTCCGAATATATGCCATATTCGTAGGCATTTATAAGTTTTAGAATACATCTATCAACTCCACGCTTTTCAGCCATAGAACCATAATATTTCGATTGACAGTTCTCTTTACTTGCCTCACCTATGGATGCAATCAACTTTTCACCCATAGCCATAGTAATCAAGAATCTGCAAAAATCTCTCTCACTATTTAAGGTTTCCCACTTTGCGAGGATTATCCCTTCCATTGATGCGATTTTCTCACAGGCATCGTGAGTTATAATCCACTTGCCACTCTGCTTATGCTTCCAAAAATCATTTTTTGGGTCAAGATTAAACTTCTCTGCTAAATCCTTAATTTCCATCATTTACCCTTTCTTCTCTTAGTACATTTATGTTTGGATATAAATCACTCATCTTACACCTTAGAAGTTTAGCCAAATCTCTGACTTTACCCCTATCAGGAGTTCTTCGTGATGAAATCCATTGACTTATTTCGGTATCGTGAACACCTAACTGCTCTGCAATATAAGTATTCTTATACCCACTCTTTAAAATATGTTCTTTAATCTTGTTCAACTTTAACTCCATCCTTATCGTATGCCCATATAGTTATAACTGAATCGTCATCAATTATAATCTCATATATGTCTGCATCATTACAGGTTGCTCGTGATTTTTTAATGTTTATTGTTTCCCTTGATACCGCTATTACTTCCATCTTATTCCCTTTCTGATATGTGTGTAATTTATAATGGTTCAATTTATACTTGCAAGATATTTCTTAATATAAGCAAAGAAAAATAAATCCTTTGCTATATTGTCATATTTGTATTATATTTCACGCCCTGCACATTTTTGTGTGAAACCCTTTTAGGTGTGTAGGTTGTTAAAGTGGTTACTAAAAGGGGTGCATCAAAGCCACAAGGTATTCCGAAGTAGATAACGCCTGATGCAAACAGAATCACCTGTTTTTGAATCTACCGAGTATATATGTGAATTTATAATATGCTTATCCGTTTCAAACACTTGGCTCCGTAGAGCAAAGTAGGATAGAGGGTCTAACCTTACCAAATGGTAGGGGTAGGATTCCTCTATCCAAATTCAACACTTCCACCATAGAGCAATTATAAGATAGTAAGTAATTAAAGAGTAAGTAAACAACCCTAAATACGTTAAGGCTCTTATAAATATCTTACTCATCTTATTGCCTTTATATTATACTCAAAATTAGACTTCCCAATATTACAATTTTTACAAGATGTTATTAAGTTTGAATAACTATTATCGCCACCTTTGGATATTGGTTTTATATGGTCTATCTCAAGCCTAACATCAGGTGCTTTATTCCCACAATACTGACAAGTATGTTTATCTCTTGATAAAACCCTAAATCTTTTTCTTGGCTTAACCTTGCACCCTTTAGGTTTATAATTAAGGGCTTCATTAGTTATAAAATTAGGGTTATCAATATTGAAAAATTCGGAATATCCTCTCTCTCCAAGTATTATATATCTATAATTATTTTCCTCATTATAGCCCGTCTGAATCCACTTATCATCTACAAGAATAGAGATAGTCCTACTAACTGAATGTGGATGGAGATTAAATATATTAGATATTTGTTTATTTGTGTACCTACACACCCCATTTTTAACCAAGTCCTCTAATATTAATGAAATCAATATTTCGTTGGTTTTGTTTATTTTTTTATCATTTAGGAAATAAACATATACTCCACCTGTCATCTTATCTCCTTCGCTATTAAATTAAACTCATAAACATTCATTTCTTGCTACCTCTTTGGGTTATTATTATACTTATAATTATTGTGGTACACATCCATAATAAATTCACCACCAAGTACGGATTATCAAA